AAAAGAAGAAACAATGCAGGGTAAATTAATTTAAGGGAGATGAATAAATGAATGAAGAAGTACCACATAAAAAAAGATACAGGGGAATCAGGCATGATGTTAATGAATGTAAAGCTACTACTGGAGAAGGTAATGAATGAAATAAATGAATTATGGGGAAAGAAAAAACCTAAGTCATACATTGTAGCATATTACACAGTATTTAAAACAAACAAACTTCCTTTTTTTAAAGCACAGTATTATAGAGAAGAACATTGTACCCAAAATGAATTTGACCAAATAAGAAATGCTTACCATATTGTAAGTTATGGGGAGTATTGAATGCAGAAAAAGAATTGTTAATGGATTACCAACAAGCAACAGAATAATCCCCCTTACTAACTATCCAGGTATAACACAGGTTTAACACTGTTATACCCTTGTTATACCCAATATACCACTTAACAGTTGCATGATATAACGTGTTATACCTTGTTATATAACTTGTTATATCCCTTCATATAAGCCTTAATGTTTGCTTTATTGTGTTATATGGCTTACCCTTCCTATATATGTATATACGTTGTCCCTATAACAATATACATACAGAGTATGTATATATGTTATTATACTGGGCATGAATAAAGTACATAGTCTTATCAGTAATATGCTATTCAAGGAAAAATACACAAAGTCCATTCATGCTAATTTTTCTCAAAAGGCACAACAGAAAAAAACAACTGGACGTATCAGGAAGAAAAGAGTATATCCCAATGAGAGAATGAAGTTATCAAGGCATAGCACCTGGAAGTCACTGCACCCTGATGAAGGTTTGATTGGTGACTCCAGTGACAGGCACGTTCATGATAAAATTATTTTATTAGTGGGTGAGATTATTCGTGGTGGTCTTAGTGAGTATGGAACTGAATGGCTGGACTACAGGATTGGAAGGTACTGGTGTTCAGTTGCAAATGCTGAACCAACATATATCAAACGCAAGATTGATAGTGGTGTTAAGCCACTACGTCCTAAGAATATGCGTAAATAACGCACATAAACGTATCATATCCACGCTTTAAACACCTTTAAGGCATACCCATACCATATACGCATATACCAGCATACAGGGGGGGGTATCGTATTTACGCATATAAGCAATTACCATTAACCAACTACCTATTTACAAATTATAAAAAAACCAATACACACATTGACATTGGTTGCATATGCCTTTAATATACAGTCACTATTACAATAAGCATAAGGGGGAAATGCAATGTTTACACAATCAGTGCCTGATGGTTTTTATTACAGGGAAATTAATGATGCAGAAATCTTACGTCCACTTATGGGACGTGGTTATGCAGATGTTAAGATATTTTATAAGCTGAAGAAGTTTAGAGAAGAAAGGAAGTGGAGAGAAGTTATAAATATCCTGGCAAACATAGGTTATGAAAAAGGGAATCAATTTTTTAATACACATGAACTGCTGGGTGAATTATCTTCAGAGAAAATAAGATTTAGAATTGATGATTTATCAATGTCACTTGGAAGGGTATGGGACGTGATGCAAGAAGATTACTGGGCGTGTCACTGGGAAACAGACAGAAGGACAAATGACTTTTATAAGGACAGGCTGGTAAGACCAATGCTGGACAAATTAAAAATTGGTCATGTGTCTATGGAACATGGGGATATGGTTCAGTTTAAGGGAATGACTTTTATATTATTTGATGAAGCAGTTTATGATGGCAAGGGTTATAATGCACACAATCTTGTTGGCTATAAACAAAGCTGGGGTCAGCTTATAAGAAGAACTGATGGTGATGGTGAAGTGGAAGGCGTTACAATAAAATTATTATCCAGTTGACAAATGTATTTAAAAGAAATTGAACATTTATTAAAAAATGATACCAGGTTTGACATAAGTCAGACTTTTGGACACCCTAAAAAGCATGATTTTGAATTTGGATTTGTTGCTGACACATTTGATAAATTAATGTTCCAGGACACTGTCATTCCTTCCCTTGCTACTTTTGAAAATACAATTCTTATGCAATTTAAAACACTGATAAAAGAACAAAACGTTCCTGGTGATGAAGTACATGGAAGGATTGCAAGAATGTGGGCTGGTTTTACAATGGAACAACACGCATATCAATTGTTATTACAGATTGGAAATGAATATGGTTTTGGAAATAATATTATCAGCAATCCTGAACTGGACATGAAAAAGGGCATTGATGTTTATTTAAGAAATACATATGACCCTTCCAGGTCAGGCAAGTTGAGAATATATAAAGATACTGCTCAAAAATGGAGAGATTTAAAAGATAAAAAAAGACCAAAAGGGCATGATGTTTCAGGTATGTTTGAAGATGTCCCAATAGGTAAAGACACACCTGAACATACCAAAGAAATAAACAGGTGGTATTTGTTAAGTGATAATCATGCACATAAACTGATTAAAAAATACCTTCCAGTAATTACACGTTCAATGATTTTAGGAAATTTTTTAGGATTCCAAAAGTAGATTATTTGTAACAATCCTATATATTGTGTTATATTATAGAACCATACAATATGTGGGTATTCGTGTGTCAAAAAATTTAGCAATAAAATTGAGAAGAAACCAAATTTTAGAATATAAAATTGCTGGTTTTACAAATCAAAAGATTGCTGAAAAATTAAACGTTTCACCTTCTGTAGTATCAAGTGACATCAAAGCATCACTACAGGCACTGGAAGATTCAACAAGTAAGAATGTAGAGAAAATGCGTGTGCTTACAAATGCAAGACTGGAAAACTTACTTGTTCCATATTACATGAAAGCAATTGCAGTAAATGATGATGATGAATTTGAAGGTGACATTGAATCAGCAGAATTTTCAAGAAAAATTTTAAATGACATCAGGCAGTTGTGGGGTGCTGATCTGAAAAAACAGGACATCAATATTGATGCCAGGAATCAGACAGTTGTATGGGATAAGGAAGAAAGTCCAAATGATTTATTAGAAGATAAAATAAAGAAATACATTGCAAGAAACAACAGAACAAACACTGATAAAACAAGCACAGAATCTAACTAAAGAACAGGCAATTAAAAAGTTATTTGACTGGCGTTCTGAACTTAATGCACGTCCAAATCAGATTGCACCTGATAGTGACTTCACTTGTTGGCTTATTTTAGCTGGACGTGGATTTGGGAAAACAAGAACTGGTGCTGAATGGGTAAGGGAAAGAGTAGAGTCAGGAATGTCTAAACGCATAGCACTGGTTGGCAAGACTCCAGCAGATGTGCGTGATGTAATGATTGAAGGAGAAAGTGGACTGGTTAATATTAGTCCCCCATATAATATGCCAAAATATGAACCATCAAAAAGAAGATTAACATGGAACAATGGCACAATAGCACAAACATTTTCATCATACGAACCTGACCAGTTAAGGGGTTCACAGTTTGATACTGCCTGGTGTGATGAACTGGCAAGTTGGGAATACCCTGAAGAAACATGGGACAATCTTATGTTTGCTTTAAGGCTTGGTGAAAAGCCACAGGTTTGTGTGACTACCACACCAAAACCATTGCAGTTACTTATAAATTTAAAAGATGCACAAACAACTGTACTTACAAAAGGTACAAGTTATGACAACAGGGAAAATTTAAACCAGCAATTTTTTGATTCAATATTATCCAAATATAAAAATACCAGGTTGGGTATGCAAGAAATATATGCTGAAATACTGGAAGAATCAGATAATGCTTTGTGGAAACGTGAATGGCTTGATGATGCAAGATTAATTGATGCACCTGAAGAATTGGAAAGAATTGTTATTGCAATTGACCCAGCAGTTACTTCAAAAAAGACAAGTGATGAAACTGGTTTAATTGTAGCTGGTAAAGATAAGGAAGGTAAATTTTATGTTCTTAATGATTCCAGTGGAAGATATACACCATCAGGCTGGAGTGAAAAAGCAATAATGCTTTATAACCAGTTTCAATGTGACAAAATAATTGCAGAAGTCAACAATGGGGGACAACTTGTTGAACATACACTGCGTACACAATCAGAAAATGTCCCATATAAATCAGTTCATGCAAGTAGGGGTAAACGCACAAGAGCAGAACCAATTGCATCACTATATGAACAGGGTAAGGTTCATCATGTTGGCAATTTTGAAAGACTGGAAAACCAACTTTGTAACTGGGAAGCAACATCAGGTGAAGCATCACCTGACAGGTTAGATGCTTTAGTCTGGGCATTAACTGAACTAAGTGGTTCAGGCAATCCATCAATACGTTGGTTATAAGGAGTGTAACATGGCATGGTATAACAAAATTAATCCATTTTTAAAAACAGAAGAAAAAGCACCTGGACTGGATAATTCATTATTTCAGAATTACACAGTGGGTGGCACATTATCAAATGTTACACCAGGTGATTATGTATCAGCATATGGTCAGGTTGGCTGGGTATTTGCCTGTGTTTCAAGAATTGCAAGTGCAGTTGCAGAAACAAACTGGAGATTATACAAGGTAAATGAAACTAATAAAGAGAAAGAAGAAATTATAAATCATCCAGTATTAAAATTATTTGATTTTGTTAATGAATATACTAC